TGCGGCACAAGCAGCATTTTCACAAATACCGCATTTGCCGCAAGTATATATCGGATTGTCTACTGGTATTCCTGATCCGACGGCTGATCTAACAGCAATTAAAGCAGAAAACAATAATTGGTATGCATGGACTAACGTAGATCATCTTGAAACGAAGGTGCTTGCTGGTGCGGCATGGACTGAGGCTAATGAGAAACTATTTGTAACGACATTGACTAGTGTCGCTAATAGTAATCCGGTTGCAACTGATACGACTAGTGTCGGGTATCAGTTGATGAATGGTAACTATTTCAGAACGGCATGGTGGTATGAGCCGACATTAACTAACTTTCCCGATATTGGCATTACTATTAAGAGCTTCACGAAATACCCCGGCCAGGAGACATGGGCTAACCAAAGGCTACAAGGCGTTAGTTCGCTTAATATGACTGAAACGCTATCGAGAAATGTTCGTGATAAGAATGGTAACACATTCGAACCATTCCGTAATATTGCTATTACTCAGAATGGCAAAACTGCTGGTGGCGAGTGGATTGATGTTATTCGTTTTCGCGACTGGTTGTGCGAAGAAATTAAAGTAAATATTTTCCAGCAGTTAGTTGATAATCGCATTCCCTATACTGATCCGGGTATTGCGATTATTCGTTCCAGGCTGATGGAGTCACTAGACTTTGGCGTGCAGCGTGGCGGTATTGCTCCGCCTGAAGTTGATACGGAAGGGAATCTAATTCCTAGCTATACTACTAGTGTTCCTCTATCAACAACAATTTCGCCTAACGTAAAGGCTAGTCGTGTGCTACATGATGTATACTTTACTGCTAGACTTGCTGGTGCAATTCATGCAGTCGAGATCAAGGGTTCGCTAACCTATGAATTGTTGCCAGTTGGCGCAGTTCCAGTTGTTGCATAGGAGAAATAAATGTCTGTAGTGCGGACCTATAATCCCTCGCGCGTAGTAATCATTATGAATGGTTTGCCTATGTCTGGTTTTGCAGACGGAACCTTTCTAAATGTTACTATGTCAGCAGATGGTGTCGTTACCCAAGTGGGTGCTGACGGTGAAATTGCGCGAGCCGTCAATACAGATCGTCGTTGCACAGTAACGATTACTTTACAGCAAACTAGTCCAAGTAATGCGTTTCTATCAGGACTATTTGAAATGGATACACTTACTTGTGGTGGCACTATTGGCCCGATACTAGTGCAAGATTTGTGTGGTGAAACGTTGTTTATGGCCGCGCAAGCTTGGGTTGTTAAGCCTGCTGACATGGAATTTGCCAAAGAAGTTGGCACTAGAGCATGGCAGATTGAGACTGGCGCGCCGAGTGTATATCTAGTTGGCGGAGCGTAATAACTCATGGCGGTAGTTGGGAAACGTTATGAGTTCGAACTGGATAACGGCAACAAGTTTTACATAAGACGTTATGAACCATTTCTATCGTTAGAAGTGTTAGGTGAAGTCCAGAAGAAATTCCTTCCGCCACTAGCAGCAATGTTAGAGGCGAATGATCCTAACAGTTCTGCTGAAGTTAGAATGGATCAAGCAACTAAAGCGATTGAGTCGGTATCGAAAAGTCTTGATGGCAAATCACTAATAGCGTTAGTGAAGATAGTTTTGAATCCGGCTTATATTTCTGTTAGTGTTCAGTCTGATCCGCCAGTGCCGTTAGATGAAGGCGCATTGAACAGATCGGTTGATGATGTATTCGATGTTATCAAAATACTGATTGAAGTATTGAGGTATAATTACGAAAAGCTTTTTACGCAAGGGAGAAGCCTTATTGGACAGGACCAACAGGACCGTCCAACGATCCAATAGGTATTCTCCGTGAAGATTTGGTAGAAGAACTAGTAATATGGCGACCAATACTAGAAGGTCTTGTTAGTATCGGTGAAGTAACAAGAGGGGATGTAGACATTATTGATCTGCTTAAACTAAATGCGCTGTTAGATATGCGTGCTGCTGCGGAATGGCGCGAGAACGAACGCGCCAGGAGCAAGAAGTAAATGGCTATCGTTAGAGAGATTACGACACTATTTGACTTTGAAGTAAACAAGTCTGGATTTACTCAGGCTGAAGCTGCCGTTTCTCAAGTGAAATCATCTATGATGGCACTTGGTAAATTGTTTGGTATTGTTTTGGCAGCGGATAAAATTATTGAATGGGTCGATGAATTTAAGAACGTTGGCAAAGAAATCAATAAGCTATACTATCAGATTGGTCGTATGGCGCGACCGGGCGATGATGTTGTTGCCGCACAGAAACAACTGTTTGCTATTGCGCAGAATACCGGCATTGAATATACGCAAATGCTGGATACTTACCGAGAGTTCTTGAATGAAAGTAAAGAGCTTGGAGTAACGCAAGACGAATTGTTACATACTGTTGATAATATCTTTAAGGGATTGCGGTTAGGCGCTGCGAGTCCAGAACAAATTAGCACCGTGCTTAATACTATGAACTTGGGTTTTCGTCGCGGTGCTGTTGGTATGCGACAATGGGGATTGTTGCAAGATGAAGCGCATGATGTTACTGATGCGATAGGAGTATCGCTAGGTAAAAATCGTGATGAAATGGAAGCGTTTGTTAAAGCGGGCAAACTAACGCCAGAAATCTTTATTAAAGCGTTAGGCGCCTCTAACAAACTAATGAATGAACAATGGGCGAAACGCCCCCGGAAACTTGGCGAAGGCTTTACTTATCTATGGAATGAAGTTGCGTTATTTTCAGCCGAACTATGGAAGGCGGTTAATACTGGTAGTAAAGTTGCTGATATGATTGTTAGATTTACTGATCTAACATTCGGCAACTTGCGTAAACTGATAACAGCATTTGGCGGTCTGAATAAGCTGATCGAGGTTCTTGGTATTACAATAACGGTTGCGCTTGGCCCGAAACTAATTCGAATGTTAATGCTTGCTACTAGTTGGACGCTAAGATGGGCGGCAGCGAATGCGTTAGCTGCTTTGCAATGGACATTGATTGCTGCTGGTATATTGGCAGTAACAGTAGCAATAACCGATTTGGTTTACTGGATTAGGGGCGGCGAGTCATTCATTGGCGATTTCCTTGGTAGTTTTGAAGATGTAATGGGATTCCTAAAAGACAAGCTAAGTGGCGATAATCTATTCAAAGGATTCGATGCATTTATCAAACTATTACAAGGCGATTTCAAAGGCGCATGGGAAGCATTCAAAGAATCACTAACCAGCGTAGAAGGTATTATTGGCACTCTTAGTGTAGCGCTCCTGGCGCTAGGCGCCATGAATCTATTAGGCATTACTGCTGGTGTTGTAACATTAATCAAGAAACTAGGAATAGTTCAAGGTGCAACAGTTGCGATTAAAGCAGGATTTGAAGCTTGGAATACAATATCGTTTACTGGATTGCTTGCTGCACTTGGTAGAGTAGTGCCAGTTGCCGGAATGATTGTTGCTGCATTGTATGGTAAGGAATGGGCGCAAGATTTGTTTGATATGGCGTTAGGTAGAACGCCGGAAGAAATAGCGTCGCGTAAAGCAGATCGAGAAAAAGCAGCGCAAACTCCTGGCTTTATCACTAGCACTTGGGATGCAACAAAGAATATTTTCAAGAAGAAGCCAGATCAAGGTCAGATGAATATGCTTAATTCGGCTGCTACTTTCGGTGCAACTCCGTTAGTAGCAGTAGATAAGATGAATCCATTCGGCGCTGGGATGCCGCCAGGAGCGACAGTCTTTCCGCCAGCTTCTAACAATGTTAATCAGAAAATTGATGTAGTGGTGCAGATTGACCCGAAGCAAAGTATTGTTGATCAAGTAACGAGTATGATACCAACGATACTTGAGAAGATGGGTAGACAAATTAACAACTCTAATCCAGCAGTGGAATTTGGTGGCGTTCCTTGAGCATCTTTTCCGCTATCTTCGTAAAGAAAAGCACTGTTGGATTTTTGTCGCTTGATGTGTTGGTTAGTGAAAATCTCAAGTTGCCGAGTGAAGTAACTAAGTATCCGGTAGAAGATGGTAGTGAAGAAATCAGTGATCACATTACGCAACAAAATGAAGAACTATCCATTACAGGATCGGTATCATCTTCGGAGATATTGTCGTTAGAGTTTGGTTCATGCATGACGAAACTAATAAATGCAGTGGACCAAATGCGTAGTATGCATAAGGAAAGGAAGCCGGTTACAGTTGTTACGGGTTTAGGTAAATATGAGGAAATGGCATTTACTGATCTTAGTATTACTAGAGGTAATGGTGCTGGTGGCGGTGGTTGGTTGGACATTAACGCTAGTTTACGCAAAATAAAAAAGGTTGCGTTAAAGGAAACAGAATTACCGCCGGATAAAGCTGATCCGAATGGTAGTGGAAAAGGTAAAACTGGCACAAGTGAAAGGAAAAGTGGAACAAGTGGTAATTCAGAAAAACCGCCAAGTAATGAAAATCCGTTTCGAAAGATTGCTAGAGAACAAGGCGGTTATAATCCGCCAGCAAAACCTTTGATTACTCCAAAGCTTGGTCCGCCGGTAGCGCCATAATGTTTGTTATTCCGTTAGCAGATATGAACAGTCAAGCCATCGAGTCATTACTTGATGATGATCTTTATTATATCATTATGGATTGGAATGATGAAGGTGAATACTGGGAAATGGGCGTGCGTAATTCAGCCTATCAAACTTTGATTGATGGTATTTGTGTAGTGCCGAATTTCTTACTAACCCAACAATTCAAGTATCCAGATATTTTTCCTGGCGATGTAATTGTGGGTATTGATCGAGCAATCAATGGCCCGCCGCCAAGAGATGGATTTATTAGTAAACGTTTCGAATTTGTGTATATACCTTACTTGGAGTTACTAACAATCAATGCTGTTTGATCGGGTATATCGTTTGTTGATTGGAAAGAAAGGCCAGAGTAAAGGGCTGGAAATCGAGAACCTGCGCATTCAGTTTGCAATACATAAGACGGCTGATAAAAATCCTAACAATAGCTCGATCAAGGTATGGAACTTGAAAGCAGCAACTCGTAAAGAGTTAGAGAAACCTGGCGCAAGATGCGTGCTATACGCTGGCTATAAAGAAGATGCTGGAGCAAAACTAATATTTCAAGGCGATGTTACTTATGCATGGACAACGTTTGACGGTCCAGATATCATTACGGAATTTGAACTCGGGGATGGTGTTACAGAAATACGCGATACTGTTATATCAAAGGGCTATAACAAGAACGTCAAATCAGAACTTATACTTAAAGACGTGGCAAAGGAGATGGGTTTACCACTAACGTTAGCATCGAATGCACCGCAACGTGATTGGAAAAATGGCCTGTCCTATCATGGATCGGCTAGAGTATTGCTCGATAAAGTAACGAAAGCAACTGGTTTGGAATGGTCAATACAGAATGGTAATCTTCAAGTAGTCGAGAAGGGAATGGTAACGACTCGACAAGGCATCGAAATATCAATGTATTCTGGAATGATTGGTTCGCCCGAAAGTGAGCGTGAAGAAAAATCCGAGAAAGGTGGTAGTAAAACAAAGTCTAGTAATACTGGGCCAACTGATGAGCAACTAGGTGATTTTTCTGATACTACTCCTAACATGCTAAATGTTACGCCATACGCAATATCTTCTAAACCAACAACAGTTAAGTCTGGCGCTGCACCGAAGAAAGCAACAGCGGCAAAGAAAGCAGAACAACCGAAACAATATTGGTATGGTTGGAAAGTAAAAACATTACTGATGCCAACACTAAATCCTGGCGATCGCGTATCACTAAAGGCGCGTGCAGTAGACGGCGTATTTCGTATCGAAGAACTAACACATACTGGTGACAATTGGGAAGGTGATTGGCAAACTGAATTGAAACTCGTTGATCCTGCGAAACCACTTGGCGATAAAGCTGCTACTGCTACTGCTAAGGGCGGCACTGTTACTCGTGGCACTAAGCCGGTTGACAAGAAAGTATCTAACATTGCTTTCGGACCAACAACAGCATGAGCTTTACTAGATCAATTCAACAGACCGTCGAGACTATGCTTGGCGATATTAATACCCAATCGCCAGGAACAATCGTTTCATATGACGCTGCAACTAATCGTGCTATTGTTAAACCAGCATTACCAAAACGATTGGCGAATGATGAAGAACTACAGTCGCCACAAATAGTCGAGGTTCCGGTTGTCTGGACTTCGAGTGGTGGCGGTAAAGCTGGCATTACTTTCCCGTTGCAACCGGGCGATGGCGTTATGTTATCGTTTCAGCAACGATCAATGGAAGGTTGGTTAGATGGCAAGAATACTATGCCGGATGATCCTAGGCAATTCGACTTGTCTGATTGTGTCGCTATCCCTGGTTTACAAGCAAGTGGAATTAGCGCGCACTCTGATGACGTAGTATTGAAATTTGACAAGACAATCGTTACACTAAAGAAAGATGGATCATTAGTTATGGGTAATGATAAGGGAGGCATAACGATTGATGCCGACGGAAACATTACTCTTAAAGGACAATCAATCAAGGTTGATACGCCAGCAAAAGCTTTTACGCTCGAAACCCATCGACACGAATTTACTAAATCCGATCCAGCCGATAATTCTGGTCAACCAAAGGCAAGCTAACATGAGCTTACTTGGCATCATACTAATTGTTTTGGTTATAGTATTGTTATTCGGCGGATATGGTTACAATGCTGGATATCATACCAATTATGCTTATTTCGGACCCGGAATAGGTGTGGTTGGTTTGGTGCTAGTTATCCTGTTAGTCTTGGTATTGTTTGGTAGACTATGAGCGATACCCAAGGTAATTACGATCTAGCATTGTCGCGGGCTGACCATGATATGTGGTTTCCGGTGTCGCCAACTACTGAACCGACTACGGAATCGCGTTATCAGATTTGGCCAATCAATGGCGCAGATAAAGTGGCGCAGCAAATCAAAATTACGCTTCTGGCGTTTTTAGGGGAATGGTTCTTAGATATAACATTTGGCGTGCCCTATCTAGAAGAAATCCTAGTAAAGAACCCGCATTTGGCTAGTGTTGAAACTATACTACGCGCGCACATCAATAACGTTCCAAGAGTGATTCGATTGGAAAGTTTTAATATGACGTTTGACCGCGCCAGGAGAACACTTGGAGTAGAGTTCGAAGCTGTTACTGATTACGGCCCAGTAAAGGATTCAGTAAAGTTGGATACTGCGCATGTCTGAAACTATTAATGCATCGGCCTATGGTGTATTGCCAAGTGGTTTCTCGCGGATGCGCTTACCAGAAATTCGGCAAGCTATTATTGATTCGTTACAAGCTAAAACTCAGTTGACTTTCGAAACAAGACCTGACTCTATTACTGGACAATTCATTGATGTATTCGCAGAACGAGAAGCCGCAGTCTGGGAATTGGCGCAAGCTGTTTATCACGCTATGTATCCTGTTAGTGCTTTTGGCGTTAACTTGGATCACTCGGTTTCATTCGCTGGCGTAACTAGACTATTTGCCAAACAATCTATGGCATGGGTTAATCTCTATGGCACGCAAGGTATTATTGTTGAAGCCGGATCAATTGTCAGATCGGAAGTAAATCGACAGGATTTTATTCTAACAGATAATGTAACAATTGATGCTGGCAATGCTGGCGATGTAACGTTCTCGGTAGATACTGCTAATGTTGCGCAAGTATATTCAATACAATTACTCCGTTCTGGCGAAACAACTATTACTGCCAGTTATGCTGCTATTGCCGGCGATACTAGTGTTACTATCGCGGGCCATCTTGCTGCCATGTTGGTATCGGTAAACTATATTTCAGTTGCCGATGCAAATCATGTTAGAGTATATCGGCTTGATGGACTTGGCTTTTCTAATGTAGTTTCAGTTGATATTACTTTGTTTCAGATCGGCAGTGTTGGTTTAGTGCAAGCGGTAAACTATGGCGAAATAGCAGTGCCGATTGGCAGTATAACGCAAATCGTTTCGACACAAACTGGATGGGATGCAGTCTATAATACTTCACCTGGCCAGATGGGCAGAGAAACCGAAGCGGATGATGAACTAAGACTTCGTTACTCTACCGGAGTATATCGGTTAGGCGCGGGAACTATTAGGTCAATCCAAGAGAATTTGGAACAGAATATACTAGGATTGATTACTTGTTCTGTTTACGAAAACAATTTGGATACGACTGATACTGGTGGTAGACCGCCACATAGTATAGAAGTCGTTGCATATGGTGGTGACCCGCAAGCAATTGGCGAAGAAATCTTTCGAACCAAACCAGCCGGTATTGATACGTTCGGTGCTGTTAATATCAACGTTGTAGATACGGCTGGTTATACTCATGCAATTCATTTCAGTAGACCAACACCAGTATATGTCTGGATGAACCTAACAATAACCAAGTATAGTGAAGAAGCGTTCCCGACAAGTGGTGATATTATCATTAAACAAATCGTTACAGATACTGGCAATTTGTTCGGAGTTGGTAAAGATATTATTCATCAAAGGTTCATGGGACCGATCTATGAACAGATACCGGGTATCAGTAATATTGCAATAACAAGTGCGGTTACTGCAACGTTAACCGCGCCAGGAGGTGGCGCATATACATCGGCTAACAAAGCAATTGCTGTTAGGGAATTATCGCGCTTTGATGTAACTCAAGTAATAGTAACTATTCTATGACGCCGTTTCCACATGATCACGAAGAAATTGCTTGGTCGCATTTTCTTGCGCAGCATCTTGGTAAAGATTATACTGAAGCATTTGTTAGAGCATTTTATCCGCCGCTTAATGTATTGGATAAAGCACAGAACGATCTATATACGTTACGTTGGTTAGAGACTGCGGTTGGCGCACAACTCGATGGTATTGGTTATATAGTTGGGCAATCGAGAGTATTATCATCGGCAATTTATTTACCGTTCTTTGGTTTCATTACGCAACCGTCTGGTCGTGCATTTGGTGTTGCTAGAATGCGCCATGAAGGCGAGCCGTATGCTGACGCACTAACATTAGCTGATGCTGAATATCGTTCTAGGATAATACTAAAGATTTCACTGAATAATTCGCATGGCACTGCTGAGGATTTAATTATTGCTGTTAGTGGCATTCTTGGTATTCCTAAAACTGATGTAGAGATACGCGATATTGGCAATGCTAACTTTCGTATATACATAGCTGGAACGTTAATACTTCCGCCAGATTATAGAGTAGAAATACTGCAAGATATACTGCCGCGTGCCGCTGGCGTTCAAGTGTTTCCTCCATTGTTTTTGTAGGAGCAAAATATGCCGCTCGACAACTACAGCTTTGTTAGCCGGATTGATCCAACCAAGCCGGAGTATCAGCAAGCCTATACGTCCGATGTTAGGCAAAACTTTGCTTATGCGAAAGAAGAAATTGAAGCACTACGTTTCGATCTAGCAACTGAAATTGACGGTAGTGTTAATCAAGGAGATTTCGATGCGCAACTAGCATTGTATCTGCCATTGATTGGCGGCATCATGCAAGGGCAGATTGACCAGCCGCTTGCGCCAATCAATAATAATCATCTTACTAACAAACTATATGTAGATACAAAAGTATCTACTATTGCTAGTGGCTATTTGCCGTTAACAGGCGGCATTATTACTGGCAATCTTACCGTTAATGGTAATGAAACTATTATTGGAACGTTGATTGCGGCCGGACTTACTTTTGCTGGCACGTCTATTGCTACCACTAACACTGGCAATACCAATCTTGATTTGAAGGTTGGTGGAACTGGCGGATTGTTGCGTGTTCAAAATAGTAACAGCGCAAACTTGTTGTTTGTGCAAGGCACTTCACTTCCTGTCAATCGACTTAATTTGATAGCATCTAACACTGGAGGTAATCTTTCTATACAGGCTAATGGTTCTGATACTGATATCTCTATTAACCTTGCAGCTAAGGGGTTAGGGATTATTAACTATCAGTCGCGTGCTTTGTTTCAAAACATTTCGCAAACAGCATCAACTGTTTGGGCAACCGGCGGATTTGATAATGTTCGCAGTTCGATTTATGTTGCACAAACACATACTGGAACTGCAACAACTGGCACTGCCGCAATACTAAATCGGCTATCAGTTAACGATTCGATTAATGCTGATCCGCAAGCATCTAATGCCTGGAAATTTATTGGCTCTTTTAATCCTGGTGCGACTGGCCAACGTCAGTTTATTAACATTGAATTATTTACCTCTGGCGTAATGAGCCCGTTGTTTGGGCCGATTGTAGGCCACAATCTCTCAATTGATTTGAGGTTTGATAATGGTGGCACCGGATTAACTAACGCAACAGCTAAAGGTGGCGGGTTTGGTTATTGCACCTACCTAACTGTCCAGCCAGGAGTGCGCAACACTTCTCATATTACTGGGCATGAATACGATATACAAATGATGGAACCAACTGGTTCCTATATGAAACAAGGTATTCAAATAGTTCCGACTTCAAATGATGCTGGTCCTGGTTGGGCTAATTCAACTGCTTATTTGGTGGCTGGTCAATCCGGCGCATATGGATTTCGTGATACTTTCCAAGTAGCCAGATGGGGCGCTACTTGGCCAATTGAAGTAACGCCAGTCACACCAACTTGGCCGCTTGGCGAAACAAGTGTATTGCGCGCCTATACACCATATCTTTATGCTACTAGACCAGCTAAAGCAAAGCATGGTATTAATTTAGCTGAAGCGGAATTTACTCGATCTGCTTTGCAGTTTCGTGGCTTTCGCGTGCATGGTTCTGAATTTAATACTGGTGCAGTGCAGATTGGCCAAGCCATTCTGCAAATGGTTAGTAACAACCTAAGCATTGATACTCCTGGGCGTAGGGGTGTTAGTGCAGTTGTTGCTAGTGGTGGCGCTAACTATGTTAGTGGTGATGTATTCTATGATCCATACGGTGGCGTATGGTCTGGCATAATAACGGCTGGCGCACTTGTTTCGG